AACTGATCTGACTTACCAAGTATTTTTGCTGCCAATGGAATAGGTACGCTATATAGTCCATTTTTCGTATGATCATTCAATGCAGTTTCTTCATTTAGATACTCAACGGTACAATCAAGAACTTCTGCAATTTTTTCTTGAACATCATGCTTAGGAACATTCTTTCCTGATAAATACTGACTAACAGAAGATTTTCCTTTTCCAATCATGGCTGCAAGTTCAACAGGTTTCACCTCTCTTTCTTCCATAACTTGTTTCAAACGTGTAGCGAAACTCATTTCTTCATCACTCCTTCTTTTGAAAATCTATCTTCTAAATCAAAAACGCTTTTTCCTTCGCCTTTCATTGGTCTATCTGTTTTTGATTGAAGAACCTTTAATTGATCCCAATATTTGGGTAAATATTTTCTGATGTTTCTTAATTCCTTCAAATTTTTGTTTGCACAACACCAGCATGAAACACGATCCAACACATCATATAAGAGGATTCCTGATTCAATCCATTCATAACCATTGCGATAGCATAATTCCAAACAATCTTTTTCTGTCATACTCCATTGAACCAAAGGAAGAGTTTTTCCTTCGTATTGAGATTTAAGAAATCTATGTTCTTCATCTGCTGCAATGCCAACATATTGAATTGCATCTTTACAATAATTTTTGATAATACGTAACTTCATGGAAGTACCCCATCTACACCTTCCACCGCACCAGCTATATCCAAAATGAATACCTGATTTATTTCTGTTCTTAACTGGTTTTTCAAACATCAAATATTCAAAATCACAATCAGGTTTAAGTTCTGTATATTTGATTCCTAATTCATCAAGTATTGGAACTATCTGATCACGTGTTTTGTAAATCGCATCAAATTCCATTCCAGTATCGAAGAAAACAACTTCATCTAATGGATATTTCTTTTCTAACAGTAGAAGAAGCATAGCCAGGCTATCTTTACCCCAACTGACACTTGCTATATATTTCATAAATAATCTCCATATAGTGTCTTGTTAAGACACTTGCTTTGCAAAAAAAATGTCATGTGTTTCATCTGTTGTTAAATTGTATCTTTCAATCATGATTCCAATTTGCCCTTGTGTAAATTCTGCACCATATGTTTCATTGATTTTAGCACTAAATCTTGTTCGTGATATACCTAACGCTTTAGCGATAGTTTCATATGTATCACCATAAATTTTCATTTTCGCCTGTAATAATTTTTTGTTCATTTTTATCATCCTTTCTATAATTCTTCTTCAAATTCAACATTGCAATCTGAACAAATTACCCTAACTTCTTTTGTTGCTCTTATGATACAACCACAAGAAGGACATACATATTTTCTTGTTGATTGTTTGGATGTTGATTTAATGTGTGCTAATTTCTTTCTATAAATTGCAAATCCATCTGCATTTAAAGATTTTATAAAGACTTTTGCTTCTTCATTCAGACTTGTTAAAGTCCATCCATACTTTTTATCTTTTTCAATAATCAATCCATGGCATTCTGCAACATCTTTAAATTTCTTATTGTGATAAGATCCATTTCTTGAAGTATCTTGAATTTCATTTTGTAAATTCCAAAGATGAACCATTTCATGAAGAAGCGTAGAGCAAACTTCTTCAAATTTTCTGTTTAAATGTTCGGCACACATATTGATTTCATAATAACCTTCTGAATCATCTGAATCAGTCCATGCTTTCCATGAAGTACACCAGCCATAAGCACCTTTTGTTGTATCTGGTGAAACCGTAATAACAGGCTTTTGAAGTTCACCTTCATAAAATCGTTCATTGAATTTTGAAAATAAACTTTCAAGTTTTTCAATTACTGTTTTTAAACTTGCAGAATTTGCATTGCTAATCTTCTCATTCATCTTAGTCAACTCCTTTGTATCATCTGTGTCTTTCAACGACACAACCAGTATATCAGTGTCTTAAAAAGAAGTCAACACTTTTTAAGACACTTTTTCAAATTTTGTTGCTAAAATGTCTTAAATATGATACTATTAAGACACAGAAAGGATGGTGTTTAAAATGAAAATGGGTGATGTTATCAAAAAGTTACGTGAAGAAAAAGGAATTACTCAAGAACAACTTGGTGAAGTAATAGGTGTTCAAAAATCAGCTATCCGTAAATATGAAAAAGGTGAAGTAGAAAATATTAAAAGATCATCTATCCAAAAGATGGCAGAATATTTTGGTGTTACACCTTGTTATTTAATGGGTTGGGAAGAAACTTATAATCACAATAACAAACTTTCTAAAGAAGTTGCTTTAATTGAAGAAATTCAAAATATGTATGGTAAAGAAGCAGTTGAACTATTAAGTATCTTTGTTGAACTAAATGAACAGGGAAAAACAAAAGCGTTAGAGAATATTTCTGATATTTCAGAAATTCCAAGATACCAAAACAGTACAACTTAGGTTCAAGGTGAAACCTTTAACATTGAACCGTATAAAACATTGATAAATACAGGCTTTTTTGATTAACGGTTCAAGGGGTTCAAGGTAAATAGGACTTCTTTATAATATGATTTGAAAATAACGTTATATCAGCGTTGTTTCCTTAAAAAAAAGAAGTATATAGTATTATGTTGAACCCTTGAACCTATATAAAGAAAAACCATGATAAATTCAATACATTTAACGGTTCAAGATGATTTTGTTCACCTTGAACCACCTTGTACCTATAATATTTTAAAAAGAAAGGAAAAAGTGAAAAAAAATGAATAAGATTGAAGATATTATTCAAAGTGTTGCTGAACAAACTGCGAAGCACACAGTTCTTGAACTGCGAAAACAAGGAATGATGAAGGATGATAAGCAAACACCGTATCAGAAAACGGAAACACTGCTTTACAATTACAATTCATTTCTTGCTGCTATTGAGGATAAGGAAGAAGAAATCAATGAAATCCGTGTTACAGGTTTAAAGAAACATAGTAATAGTGTGATTCCAAATCCAGGATCAGGAACAATCGTACGTGAAACAAAGACCGAACAGCAGAAGATTGATGAAAAGATTGCCGATATTAGAGCCAGCATCAGTGTTACTATGAGATGTATTGATATTATTGATCAACAACTTGAACAATTAAGAAAGAATGAAGTATATTTTGAATTGATACCAATGAAGTATTTTCAAGGTAAGACCTATGAAGAAATTGCTGAACATTTTCATTGTGATGTAAAGACAATTTACAGGCAGAAAAAGAATTTGATAAATAAACTTCAAATAAGATTATTCAGTGATGATGTGATAAATCAATTGTATAGTTGACATTTGTTAAATAAATAAGACAAAGTAAGAAAAACGTGCCATTGTATGCTAGAAAATAAAGCGTATAATATAGGTATAGTTAAAATTGTATGATGAAGAATAAGCCAGGGAAACCCCTGGTTTTTTATATGAAAGGAAGTGAGAACATCATGAACAGAAAACAGAAACGTTTTGCAGATGAATATTTAATTGATCTGAACATCACACAGGCAGCCATTCGTGCCGGTTACAGTGAAAAGACTGCTTACAGTCAAGGACAAAGATTGATGAAGAATGTTGAAGTAAGGTCTTATATAGATGAACAACTTGAACAGATCCATAATGAAAACATTGCTGATACAACTGAAATCATGATGTATCTTACAAAGGTTATGCGTGGTAAATCATCTGCAACGGTGGTTGTCGTTGAAGGTAATGGTGATGGATATAGTTCAGCAAGAACAATGGAAAAAGAACCTGATGAACGTGAGCGTTTAAAAGCTGCTGAACTATTAGGTAAACGTTATGGTATGTTCAAAGATACAGTAAATGTTGAAGGTGCTATTCCAGTTGTAATTACGGATGATCTTGATGAAGATGATGAACCTGAACCGCCTGATGAATTTAGCGGATAGAAACACGTTAGTAACAAATATGCTTAAATTAACACTATTCATGTGATTAGGATTTATTACACCATGAAAAAGATGAAAATATCGCTAAAAAAGGTTGTAGGTAAAGGCTACAATCGTTTTTGGCATTTCAAAGGCAGATACAGGGTATGTAAAGGTTCACGTGCTTCTAAGAAATCAAAAACAACTGCTTTATGGTATATAACCAATATGATGAAATATCCAGGTGCTAATACACTTGTTGTACGTAAAACATATAGAACACTTCATGATTCATGCTTTACTGAACTTAAATGGGCAATAAATCGCTTAGGTGTATCTAATCACTGGGAAATCAAAGAATCACCGTTAGAAATGACTTACAAGCCTACTGGTCAAAAGATTTATTTCAGGGGTTTAGATGATCCTTTGAAAGTAACATCAATTACAGTTGATGTTGGTTCATTATGTTGGATGTGGATTGAAGAAGCCTATGAAATCATGAATGAAGATGATTTCAATATTCTTGATGAATCTATACGTGGTCAAGTTGATGATGGTTTATTCAAGCAAATAACATTGACATTCAACCCTTGGAATGAACATCATTGGATGAAAAAACGTTTCTTTGATGCACCATATGATCCTGATATATTGGCTATGACAACCAATTACATGATCAATGAATTTTTGGATGCAGCAGATAGAAAAGTTTTTGAAACCATGAAAGAACAGAACCCACGAAGGTATCGTGTGGCTGGTCTTGGTGATTGGGGTATTGTTGATGGATTGATATTTGAAAATTGGATTGAAAAAGAATTTGATATTGATGCCATCAGGCAGATGAAAAATATCAAATCTGCATTTGGTCTTGATTTTGGTTATACAAATGATCCATCTGCATTATGGTGTGGGTTCATTGATCCATCAAATAAAATTATCTATGTGTTTGATGAAATGTATGAAAAAGGTATGAGTAATGAGCGCATCCATACTAAAGTAACAAAGATGGGTTACGCAAAGGAACAGATCACCGCAGATAGTGCTGAACCTAAATCAATAGACCGTTTACGTGAATTGGGTTTATCCCATATCAAGAAAGCACGTAAAGGTAAAGACAGTATTAACAGTGGTATTGACTTCATACAAGACTTTAAAATTATCATTCATCCAAGATGTGTGAACTTCCTTACAGAAATAAGCAATTACACCTGGGATGTTGATAAGTTTGGTAAAAAGCTGAATAAACCAATTGATGATTTCAACCATTTAATGGATGCAATGCGTTATGCACTTGAAGGATTCAGTTTAGGAAATACATTCAGTTTTGATTGATAGAAACACGTTAGTAACATAAACCCTTGAAAATTGCTATAAATCAAGGGTTTTTATTTATGACAACATGAGAGGAGTGATTGAACGTGTTGAATTTTGGAAGATTTCAAGATTTTCTATATAGGTTCTTATTTGAAAATCAAACAGAAATATTACAAGACAGTGAAATGATCATAAAAGAAATCAATGCCTTCAAGCACTCAAGAAGAAGGCTTGATATGATCAATGGTGAAAGATATTATGATGGTAAACATGATATTATTCACCGTAAGCGTCAAGTAATTGGTGTAAATGGTGAATTAGAAGAAGTAGATAACTTACCTAATAATCACATCATTGATAACCAGTATGCTAAAATGGTAAATCAAAAAAAGAATTATTTACTTGGGCAGCCAATAACATTCAATACAGATAACAAGCAATATTCAGAAGCATTAAAGGAAGTTTTCAATATGCGTTTCATGCGTACAATGAAAAATTTGCTTGAAGATGCACTAAATGAAGGTATTGCCTGGTTATTTGTTGGATATGATGAACAAGGGCATTTGAAGTTTACTAAATTAAGCGGTTATGAAGTTATACCGCTTTGGAAAGATGCTGATCATACTGAATTGAATGGTGCAATTAGGTTTTATCCCTATGTAAAATTTGAAGGTAAGGATAAGAAAACAGTTTATAAAGTTGAAGTCTATGATTCAAATGGTGTTTATCGGTTTGTACTTGATGATGGGAAACTTTATACAGATGATATGCCATATGAGCCTTATATCACTGTTGCTTATGATGATGGAACAGAAGAATGTTTAAATTGGCTTAATATTCCATTGATACCATTCAAGTACAACAGTAAGGAAATTCCATTGATCAATAAGGTTAAAAGTCTTCAAGACGGTATCAACACCATTCTTTCAAACTTTCAGAACGCAATGGAAGAAGATACACGCAATACCATTTTGGTACTTGTGAATTATGATGGTGAAAATCTTGGCGAATTTAGAAAAAATTTATCCACATATGGTGCAGTAAAAGTTAAATCAATTGATGGTAATACTGGTGATGTTAAAACATTACAAGTTGAAGTAAATTGTGATAACTATAAAGCAATCATTGAAATATTTAAAAAAGCGATCATTGAAAATGCAATGGGTTATGATGCTAAAGATGATCGTTTAAAAGGACAACCAAATCAAATGAACATACAATCTATGTATAGTGATATTGATTTAGATGCCAATGATATAGAAACAGAATTTCAAGCATCATTTGAACAATTGCTATGGTTTGTCAATTGCTATTTTGCAAATAGTGGATATGGCGATTTTTCAAATGAAGATGTAGAAGTTATATTCAATCGTGATATGTTAATCAATGAAGGTGAAATCATAGATAATGTTAATAAATCAACTGATCTATCACTTGAAACAAGGCTTGCCAATCATCCATGGATTGATGATGTGGATGCGGAACTTGAACGTATCAATAAGCAGAAAGAAAACGAACTTAACGAATATATGGGCGCATTCCCTGGTAGTCCTCCTTCTGCCAGGGGTGATCCCAATAAAGATGGTGATATAAATGAAGAATAGTGAATACTGGAAAAAACGATTTGAACAGTTGGAACAGGCTTCACATGATAAAGGTATAAAATATTGCCATGAATTGAATGAACAGTATGAAAAGGCAGCAATTGAACTTGATAAGGAAATACGAAGTTGGTATCAACGTTTGGCAGATAACAATGGCATTTCCTTAACAGAAGCAAAAAAGATGTTGAATGCAAATGAACTAAAAGAATTTAAGTGGACTGTTGATGAATATATTAAGTATGGTGAACAGAATGCACTTGATAAAAGATGGATGAAACAGCTTGAAAATGCTTCTGCTAAATTCCATATTTCAAGGCTTGAAGCGTTAAAAATACAAACACAGCAAGCAGTTGAGAAATTATATGGAAACCAGCTTGATGATATAGATCATCTTATGCGCAATGTATATACTGATAATCTTTATCATGCTGCTTTTGAAATTCAAAAAGGTTTTGGTGTCGGTTCAAATTTTGCAAAAGTTGATGAAAACAAACTTTCAAAAATATTATCTAAGCCTTGGGCATTAGATGGTAAAAA